TCCTCTTCCTGCGCTCTTGCGCATCATTCCTTGATTAGCTACACGAGCCATATTGCGACCCATAGCTTTCAAGCTTTCGTTAGTAACGGTTTTGGCTCCTTTGCCTTTACCGCCATGCTGAATACCTACAGATGGGCCAGAATCACCAAGGTTTTTACCTTTGGTTTTGCCCTGCTTAGTTACACCGTCAGCGCCTTTTTTAAACATGTTTTTCTCCTAAGTTGTTGTTACCGTAACTGTACCCAAAACTACACCAGAAACCAAGTCATTTGGCGTTTGAGGCCAGTTTGACCCACCCCCAACGGGGTTCCATCCCCACTGGAAAACCCTACTACCCATCGTCGGATCACCAAACCCATCTAGCGTTGACCCCGCGTTCTGGTTTAACTGCAGCCCCGTATAGCCACCCTGATAGTAAGTATTGTCCGGTCTTGGGTTACGCAACGCTTGCGGGTCTTCCACAGGGTACATACCTAACTGCAACTGTGGGTGATCTGGATCCCAGCACGTAGGACAAACACGTATCTGATATGGCTTGGTCTTAATAATCTCCGTTTTTAAAACTTTAAGCGGATAGCGAAAATTGCAGCGGTCGCACTGCGAAATCGCATACTTACCCGAAGCAAATCTATTTGGCACACACTATCCCTTACGTAATAAACATTCTGCGTGGCACAAAGCGCACCGCCGCTTTTTCACGATCTTCATCTGCGGCGAACTGCCAAGCCTCGTCGTACTGAGCTTTTAGCATGGCAATACGTTGCTGAGCTTCTGGTAGCTTGACCGACAGGTAATACGCCAACCCTGCAATCATGCAGGGCAAGAAACGGAACGGAATGTCCATTGTATTAACGCCGTTACCAGCGTCATGAATTCTCCGCAACCGCCAGTACACAAAAGTGTAGTAGGGGTTTTGTTGCGTCCCTTGGTCTGGGGTAGGCCACACCACTATCTTAGGGTAATCAACACCCACAGGCGGGGTTGTTGTGCTTGTACCATCGTAGTCTGCACCAGACTGACGATTTACCCACACCTGAATAGGCCGCGCCTGTTGTAGCTTGTTTGGGATGGTTGCGTAGGTGGACACGCTGATGCGTGTGATGGTTAAGTCGGCTTGGTTGTTCTGCACCCCAGGGTTTGTACGGATCACATGCTCAAGCAAGTCCACAGTATCTATCGGTAAGTTATACGTATTTACGCCTTGCTCTAAAGCAATCTGCCCCTGCTCAACCGTCCATAGGTTAATACCGCGGTTTGCCCAATCAGCAAACAGCAGGTTGAGGCTGCGACGCGCAGTCTTTAAATCGTAACCAGAACGTAGCTCTGAGCCACAACGCTCAAAAGCTTCCTCAACTATTTCAGTTAAGTCTAGGTTAAAGGTTGCATTTGCGACGACAGTCATTATTTAACCTTTCGGAAGGACTTTACCTTTTGCTTTACCTTTGGAGGCTGTGGCACAAACTGCTTTCCTTGGGCTTTTCCGGCTCGCTTTGCTCGAGTTGTTGCTGCGTACTCGGCGGGGCTTAGAGCCTGTATTGCCTTTTTTGGCAGGTACCGCTCTCCGGTTTCGGACGACTTCTTGCCGGACTTCGTTGTCCACTCTTGCTTCGTCCATGCCTTGAGGCTGCGCTGGGGTTTTGCTAGTGCCATTAAAAAGTCTCCAAAGCCACGAAAACATTATTTCTTTAGCTTCGACAAAGTCTGAGCTAACCTCGCACGTTGACCCATTTTGCCGGGAGCTTTAGCTGCTGTAGCCAGTTTCTTGGCAGGGATTTTTTCACCAGCTTTAACCCCCATAGCGCTACGTAATGCGCCAGGTTTTTTAATCGCCTTCTGTATCCATTTTTCAGCCACGATAACCTCCGCCTTTTTCTTTGTACTTCTTAGCCAACAATTGCGCTTTTCTTGCAGACCATTGACCGGCCGCAGTGCCTTGGGTTGCCGAGTTTTTAATGCTCTCAAATAAAGACTTGCGCATACTAGGATTAGTGTAATTGCCCGCTTGATTAACCTTGGACTTTACTGCGCCGCCTTCGGCATACAAATCAACATCTTGGGGCTTGTCCTTGCGGTGTATTACTTTCTTTCCGGGCATTTTAGAGGGCATTATTGCCCCCATTCCACGAGATGCTCTCATATCATTCTGCCTTTCGTCTTGCCTTTAATGGCGCAACCATCTGCACGCTTTGAGGCTGATGACACGGTGCCGCCTTTTCTATAAGTTGGCTTCTTCATACGCCCGCCCATCATGCCTTTTTCCAAATCACCAGCACCGCTCCCAAATACGCTTTTACCTTCAGTTACAAAACGCTTAGCTAAATTGCGGGCATCAGCCGCCTTTTGCTTAGCTTCTGCGTCTTGGACTTTTTCAGCGTTCATCTTCCGTAAAACACGGAAGGCTTCGCGCTCAGTCTGAAAAGGGTCGGCGGTGTATTCGTCCATTTAGCAGCTTCCGCCACCCATCATTTTGACCATTTTGCCTTTGGTGTGGCCTTTCATTACGCAACCATCGGCACGGGTTACACCGCCCTTAGCCATCTTGTGCATTTTCTTTTCATGCCCTTTGACAGCAGCCGAAGCTACTTTTTTCATCATTGGCATGTCTTTGCTCATATCTGAATGTTTCATGCTAGACCTTTCTGAATAAGTAAATCAATTTTGCCTTCAAGCTTGTTAAACCTTGCATCAATGTGCTCCATAACTTTGTCAATTTCTGCTTGAGTGACGTTATCACGTGCCACCTCCTCACGAGTTTTGTTTACCAAAATGCTAATGCGCTGAAGTTCAGCAGCTTTTTCCTTAGCCCAAAATCCTACGATGCCCATAACGATAGATAGTCCTAGGTTCCAAAACCATAAATAAATACTGTCGCTCATACCATCCGACCTTTAGTCTTGCCTTTAATAGCGCACCCATCGGCACGTTTGGAAGCGGAGGATACTTTACCGCCACGTTTGTAGCTACTTTCGCTTTCTGCCTCTTTATCTTCCAAAGATGATTTACCTGCGGCGCCAGCAAAACCTGAACCTAAAGCAACAGCCCCGGCTTTTTCCATGTCTCTAATGACGGCTTCCGGACCACTGTTTTTTTGCGCTTTCTCAAGGGCTTTAAAGCTTTTAGACTGCGTATAGCGAGGTATTTCGTCTGCTTCTTTTGCAGCCTGTTTACCCATTTTTTTAGCAGCCATTTTTGCTGCCATACGAGCGGCTAAACCTAACATTAAATTATCCTGCCTTTCGTCTTACCCCTAACTTCGCAGCCTCCACCACGGACAGAACCGCCTTCTTTGCAGTTCCAAGCCCGTAAAGACTTATTAATCCGTGAGTTCGGATCATTGGCGGTTTTGGCTGAAGTTAACTTCTTTTTCATACCCTTCATGCGGGCGCAGAACGAATCCCGGCGAGCGCCGCCTTCTGGCTGAGGCCTTTTCAGGCCTGGTTTGCCAGGGTTAGCAGCATTGTAGGAAGCCCTGCCCTTGGCGTTTAGACCGCCTTCGGGGTTCTTGCCTTCTTTGCGAGTCCATGCAGGAGACTTAGCCATAGAACACCGTCGCAGTCACAGAAGAGCCACAACCCACAAAAATACCATTCGGGCAATAAATGCCTTCGCCTGGAATCAAAATAGGTAGTCCAACTGTACTAAATGTATCAATTTCTAAAGCAATACTGCTATATGCTGTGACATTTCCGCTTGTTGTTGTGGTTGGAGCGTCTGCACAAGTAAAAGTGTTATCACCTGTTACTGTAACTTCATATACGCCATCACGTCCAGTACCAGACGTAAAGTCTAAAAATACCCGCTGCCCAGTAACAAAACCATGGTTAACAATAGTCACAGTAATGGTAGCGCTAGGGCTAGTACGGGAGTATGTACCAGACTCTTGAACGCTAGGGTCACATATAGCGGTCTGTCTTGAAGATGAAGTTCCGCTAGTTACCGTAATAGACTTTAACCTTACAGGAATTTGCGTTACAAGCAATCCCGTACCTGCGGCACGGGCGGATTTGACGTCATATTGCATCATGGCCT